CGTAAATGGATTCCTGAGGACACTAGTGAGGCTGATGCTAATGCTTTATCTGCTTTTACATCTGCTAACAACAGTTGTAAAGAGTGGACTCTTTCTTGTGATTGGGAAATCGACAATCAAGTATTCGGAGAAATCCGAAGACTTCTTGACGATTTTCTTCATCCTGAAGGAGAGTACCTGGTTCAGAGCTATTACGATTTACTTCGTAATGGTCGCCCTGGTCCTGGTGCTAATTACGGTTCGCTTGGTACTTCGTTATATACGAAATACTTTGCGTCCCGTTTAACCTCCACCTCTGAGTACCTATACAAAGAGTATAGGAACTATTGTGAGTGGATCCCTTTCTTCTCCGAAGCGGAACGCCAACGCTACGAGGAGTTAGGTACGCCCCGCATAGTTAGCGGTTCAAGGTGTAGCTTCGTTCCAAAAACGTCGCGTACTAGCCGTATGATTTGCGTTGAACCCTCTGTGAACATGTGGTTCCAGTTGGGTTTAGCGCATTTACTTGAGGTTCGCCTTAGGCAATACTTTGGTATTGATCTAAGTAACCAACCTCTCGTAAACATGCGACTTGCACAGAAGGGGTCTGAAGACGGTAGTTTTTGTACTATCGATCTTTCATCTGCCTCCGACTCTATCAGTCTTAAGTTTTGTGAAGCCTTTCTGCCTAAGTGGTTCTTCGAACTACTTTTGACAATTAGGTCTCACACTACTTTGATTGGTAAGTCTACTGTGCTTTTATTTATGATTTCTACAATGGGGAATGGTTTTACATTCCCGTTGCAGACAATCATATTTAGCGCGATTGTCAAGGCCGTTATCAACATTTTTGGTGTTGATAGTGATAACAAGCAGTGGAGTGTATTCGGTGATGACATAGTAATACCGAAGAAATTCTTCGATAGAACGTGTTATTACCTGAAGAAACTCAACTTCTCTGTTAACCCTGATAAGACCTTTTCTCAAGGTCCGTTTCGCGAATCATGTGGTTCTGATTGGCTTTATGGCCAGCCAGTTCGTCCGGTCTTCATTAGAAG